ACGACTTTTAACGAGCCTAGAAACTTGTGTGGATACTACTCTTCTAAATCAAACGTAAAGTTTTCGTCAAACCCATTCATTATGTACTCCTGTATGTGGTACTTTATTAACTCAGCATCAGGCGTATCGGTATGCTTGTGTGCCCTGTTGTAGCCAGCCTCTGTACCAACTTCCACTATTTTCTGGATCAATTGATATATTTTGACTTTCATAGCATCACTCGGCTTTGGTAAATAATAGTCCGTTTCGGCTCCCCAGTGGACTAATCTGGGTCAAAGGCTAAGGGAGCCTTGGCCTGATCTTATTTTAGCCACCAGTAGATCAATCTGGCGGGGAAAGGCAGTTAAACCTTCGGCTAGTAATTCAGTATCTCATGCCCAATAAATAGAAACAACAAAGATGTCATAATAATTAAGTGTAGCCTATAAACTACAACTGGCTGCATAATCCATTCTCTAAACGTGCTGCCCATCGTCTCAATCTTTGACCTTCTTATTGCTTTGTCAGCTAATCTATTAGCATCTTTAACCATATCTTTAACGCTCATTAGTGAACCCCCATGTCTATCTTCTCTTGATGGATCATATCTATATAGCTGTCCTGCACGGCCTCAAACAAAGTACCCTCGCAATAAAGATAGATTTGATCTCTCATAGTCTCAAGTAAACCCGGTTTAAATAACAAATGCTCAAAGTCATCTAAAGCATCGGAAACATAAGCATCATTATCTACATCCTTAGCGTTTCTCTCAGCAGCCTCAACTAACATCTGAGACATCATCCCAGATGACCCATAAGGGCCGTACAGCATCGCTAAAGCGAAATCGTAACGATCACTAATGGTATGAGGAAATACATCGTCAGCCCATGTTTTATGCGTTTGTAGCCAGGTGCATGCAATAGCGTCGCGAGCATCATCACTAAGTTCCATAATGTTGCCTTCCCACATCGGCTTCTCATCTCGGATAAGTCCGACTATATCATCCAGTAGGTGATAGCTCATTAGCACACCCCCAAATTAACGCAATCAATAAAAGACATGTTATGAACCGCTCCAATAGCGGCAATGATCAACAATCCTAAAAGTACGTCTCTGCGGCCTTCCGCAATTTTTTCTCGGTCTTCTATGTTCATTTCTTACCCTCTTTATCTTCAATGAAGGTATAGAATCTCACAACTATAAAATAAAGTAAACCTTTTTGTTACATCTCTCCAATGCGCCATTCCTGCTCTTTTATCTGCTCTTTAAGTTGCCGGGCAAACTGGATTACTTCCTCTCGGTTAAACTTAGGCGATGGCCTCCAGGCTAATCTCTGCATTGCCCTGATGCGTCTTGCCCCGTACATGTCATCCATGTAGATACGATAGGCTTCCTGTATTTTGGTAGTCTTCATGCCGTACAGGTTGCAGCTAGGGCATTGAGGATGGATATTCTCTTCGTAAAGTTTAAATCTGAGGTGCCTTCGACCGTAGAAGTGACCGCCCTGCATGGCCTTGTAGTGATCTACCTTTCCGCAGGTAACGCAGGTGCAGTATCCGTTATCATCAGATGCCTTGAGCCTTACAAGCCTTTGCAAAAGCTTGGCTGCCTTGTCTACTTCCTGGGCGACCGTAGTCTTTTTACGCTTCGCCATTGATCTCTCGCTCGATTAAAAAATCAACGTAGTGCTTAATCTTTCGCAATGAATCTACCCCACCCTTATCCTTCCATCGAGTAATATACTTAACCACGTTGCCCTCACAAAAATCCATCTCGTTAGCCATTATGTATTCTATAGGCTGGATCGCTTTGTTTTTGTAATGATCTCCACCTACCTGATTGTCTAGCGCGCTCATTCCTCTTCCTCCGCTTCAAGTATATTAATTTTTGTAGGATATCCAAGGTTACAATGAGTGCAAATACCGTAACCATTGCCATCATCGCCAAACCAATACTCAAGATCATTGCCGCACTCACAAAAGCATTTAGTAGCAGCAACTCCAATCTTTGGGAAATTAATAACATTGTCCATTAGCCTACCTTAATCTTTACGCGAGAATCTTCACCGCTGTCTTTGTGGTAAACCACAGTAGTCATTGATCGCTCTGCTCCATATCCTGAGTCACTGTGCCATTGATCTGTAGCTGTCAAACTACCCCAGTGTTCAAAGTGCATAGAACCCACTTCACGCGCTGTGTGATGGTGTATATGCCCTAGATGGCAGTACCTGTTTTTGGACTGGCTCCACTCATTATCAAGATTCTTAATGACTGCCTGGAGTATCTGCTCATGCTTAATTCTATCCCCGTGGTGAAATACGAATAGATTGTTGTGCCACTGATAGTGTATGAATTTAGAGTAATTAGGCACGACATCAACTCGCGGCTCTTTATCATATAGAAGCTCTAAACAGCTAGACAGGTGACAGGCCATATCGTAATCATGATTGCCCCTCACGTTAACCACAACCACCTTCTTATGAGTCTCTAGCATCTTGTTAATAAGAACCTTAAACAGTCTACCAGCAAGCTTAAATGTCTTGCCTATCCGGGTATCTACATCTACCGGAGTTCCCTTGGTGGTGGTGTTAAAGCTGGAGTCAGCATGAAAGAAATCACCAACATTTAAAAGCAAGCCAACTTCAGCATTGCCTACTCTTTTAGTCAGTCTTGAGGTCGAATCTATAAGAATTTGTGTCGCTATCTTAATGTCCCAGTCATCGCTGTCCATCTTGGTCTCTGAGTCGGCGAGCATGCCAAAATGGTGGTCACCAATCATATACATGGCTAAGTAATCAGAATCTACCGCTTTAGGCTCTTTAGTAGGCTTTATGTAGCCTTTTAGATCGTCTTTCATGCCTTCCATCATGGCATCGATCTTCGCTCTAATATCGCGCTTTTGAGGCTCTTGTATCACCCATTGAAGGGCAACAGAGCCGTCATCTTTATATGCTGTGGATATCCGCTTGGCCTCAAAGCCTTCTGCGGTCTGGTGGACTAAATCTCTATGGGGTGATACTCCGTTGCTGGCGGCTATGGCTTCAAGCCTGCGGAGCATCTTATCTATGTTTCTTCTTGACCCGCCAATCTTCTTTGCCGCTTTGTTGGCTGACCCAGTTTCAATTACCGCATCTAATATTTGATGATGCCTATCAGTAGTTGCAAACTCCTTTAGTACTCGCGGATCAATCTTACTCATTCTTCTTCCTTCTGATCATTTCTGATTCAGGATTAGATGGCCAGGGTACGCTAACACCGTGTTTATTTATTAAGTACCTGTTTAATATATCATAAATCTCGATATATTCCTTACTAGTTGGTTGAGTAGTACTGGACTTGCCGGTGTGGGCTTTCTGTATGCCGCCCCACAACTGCTCCCTTACACTGTTCTTTGTCCAGGGGATGTCAGCATCATCTTTAAATACATGGCGCATATCAAAACCGGCATCATTTAAGGCATCAGCTAAGTTCTGACAGTACTTTTGCAAGCTATTGTTCTGTACCGGGCTGCGCCTTTTACCCTTGTGGTATCGATAGGTCATGACCCCATGTTCTTTGTATTGGCGCTTTACTAAATCTATAAAAGCATTCATGGTCACTTCATTGTAGACAGTGTGGTCTTCTGCTTTCATTTTAATCTCCGCAGAAACAAGGGATTGATGTGTCATCAAAAGCAAATAATTGCCCTTGATCCGTAGCTATAATCTGCATCTTTTCGTAGCTTGGCTGGTCACTTCTAAACCTAGCGCCAATCTTTTTTTCTTGGTCTGCCCACCAATCAGCTATGGAAGGGTCATGCTCAACGATAGACTGCTTTATGCTGTACCCCTTTAAAAAGCATAAATCGCAATTACTTAACGTGTTTACTCCCGCTGGCGGCATAGCTAAATCAAAGTCTTGGTTATCCCAAAACTTTTGTATATCTGCCTCAGTAATTCCGGCATCAGCCATAGGAACGGCATAATTATCTTTAGTTCGCATTTTAGCTGCGCGTCTAGGCTCGTCCCCTCGTATCCCGACTACTGTCAAAAAGTCATCCCCGCCCATGTATCTTTCGATAGTTAACACCTTTAGCTCGCTGGTACAGAACCGGGCCATCATATTAGGCAGGTATTGTTTATCTTGGATTAACTGCGCAAATGGCTCACCGTTTCTGCTAGCTGTGTCGTAATCGACCTCGATAAACTGTTTCTTGCCCGTGTATTCCAGCCATGTAATAAATACTTTCCAGTTATCGGCAACAGCCTTTACAAAATCAAGCGTCTGCGGCATCTCTTTGCCAGTATTAGCAAACACAACCTCAACGTAGTCAGGTAGCTCAAAGTTATGCGCCTCAAGAGTCTTGTATAGCATATAAGCTGATGACCTGCCCCCGCTAAAACTAATCACTGCTGGCTCGTTTATGTAATATGGATTCATCGCCATTTCCTATCCGTGTAATTAGGATCGATAGTAATTGGTGGCTTTCTTAACCAATCCATAGATATTTGCTCAATTCTATTCTCTAACCTTGGAGCGTTTAACACTCGCAGTCTAGCTTCTTTGCAATATCCCCTCATTTTCTTTGCTGCTTCGCTTTGCGCTGCGAAATCTACCACGGGTAACAAGTGATGTGGCTCACAGTATTTCTTACCCTTTAAGCGACCACTGATAGTCGATTTAATTACTCCATTCCTTGGATCGTTATCAAACGTCCACTTAGAATAGTCCATGTGACAATAAGCCACGCCATCTTTAAAGTAAGGGTGATCGCCCTTAAAAGGCGTAAACTTGCTTGGTTTATTGCTCATAAAATTTCCCGTCATAGTGATAAAAGCCATTCTTCTGTAGATAGAAGCTACGCATCATATGCTTAGACTCATCAGGCACCCAGGTGATGTCTGTCAGTTGTGCATCGATACCTTGCGCTCTCATACTATTCTTTTTCTTGTGGCCGGAGGCCTTTGCCCTAGCAGCCTTATCCTGCTCCCCATTTAGCCAGGTGTTGGCAAACTTAAACATTCCACCCATCGTTTTGCGTTTAGCCTGGTTAGCCTGGCACCACATTGTCATCCTGCCTAAATGAACTTGGAGGTTGATGTCGGGGCAGGTTTTAGCCCACCCCTCCATCATCTCCTGCGTTGGCTGCCAATCACTACCGCACTTGGTAATCATAAGAAATCACCTAATGTGTACTGGGCAACACTACACTTCTCGTTGTATTTATTCTTGACGGTAATCATGCGACGACTAATGTTATGACCGTCTTGATTAAGCTCAGATATCCTAGATGCGGCTCTAAATATGCCTAATTCATTTAGGGCTTCCATGCTTGTTATCGTTGGGTTTTTTTGTAGGTAATCCAGCATTCTCTCTTTCTGGTTCATGGTCTTCTCCGTTTGGTTTATTGAATATTGCATCGTAATTACTATCGTATGATGCTTTGTTTGTAGGGCGTTGCTTACTGCCTTTTCCGCTCACCTTTCACTCCTTTGGCTCGGCTCCCGCCTCACCCAGCTAATAATAAATGTTTCTTTATGTTTACTTTGTTACTTATTGTTAACTTATTTAAGGATAATATAAACCCTTTTGCTTGCATGAGCAAAAAAATCGATCTAAGGGCGTTCGCGACTTAGCGGTTGAAACAATGCTTGTATCGTATATCCAAACTATTCATCAGCAGAAACCGATCTGCTTCTGAGGCTATGCGCGGAGGGTCAACCGCGACTATGGCATTTATTATGGAGTTCGCCACCCGAAGGGCCATGTCAATTCATGGCTGCTCTAGCCCAAGCACTATTTGCGAAAAAGATGTTATCAGACAGTAAAAGACACTACTGGAGTGTATACCCTGTGGTATACTTTGATAACTTGGTTTTCGCACATCAAGTATAAGTCCTTCCGAGACTTAAAGTAAAGCCCCCGTAACAGGGGGTTTTCTTTTTCTACCGATCCATCTCACAAAATTCGTCCAGGGTGATGTCAGCCATTTGGCATATTCTCTGCAAAGTGTGCAGTTTCATGTTTTCCTGGCTTCTCCATCGCAGTACTTGTTGCGGGTGGCATTCCATATTCTTAGCCAGATCGACACTACTGATACCAAACCTAGCCTGTAGAATCTTTAAGCATTTACCTGCATTGGTCATTTCTATCAATCCTGTGTTATTATCGAGGGGTGAGGCATTGCTTCACCTCCTATGGTTTGCCCCCCGAAAGGGGGGCTTTTTTACGCTAAAACGGAATGTCAGACTCTAGCTCTGCCATAGTCATATTATCCGGCTTTGGCGCTTGTGCCGGAGCAGCCTGGGCATCTTTGGCCGTATACGCGGTAGACATAAACTTAACGCCATTCTGCGACGTTTTAAGCCATACGCTTACCCAGTAATCAATGCCGCCTACTCGCGCAGAGCCTTTGTAGTCAGGCTGGTTCTCTTGCTCTTTGCGGTCATTCTTAAATATAGCGCCACTGTTGTCGCGTGTTTCATACTCACTCATTGCTTCTTCTCCACTTGGGTTTTAATTGCAGTTGCAGCCGCCTTAACTTCAACGGCCATTTTCTCTATAAACTCATCGTCCCGGTCAACTCTGACTAGAACGTGAGGCATTTTGGGATGGTAGGTAAACAAATCCCACCATTCCCTATTGGTAAGCCACATACACCCTTGTATCTGACACCAATATTTCTTTACAGCTAAGGTAGGGTCTCGCCAGTAAGATGCCTGCGTTTTCGCGGCAGGGCATTTGATCTCTAGGCCACCCACGGATTGGCCGTTCTCTGTTACCAGGCCGTCAGGTGAGCAGCCATAGCTGAATGTATTGTCTACAATAAAGCCGCATTCTAGCACCTCATTGTCGGTAATGAACTCGTAGGATTCTCTAGCCTCTGGCTCCAGCGCAGTGCCACGCTCTGTGTGAGAGTTGCTG